ATTTATTATAAGTGCTATATTTCTTATTGGGATGAATCTTTGTTTTCGTAGTTACTTTAAAAGAACACATAACAAATGACAATCCAGGATTTAAGAGATAAGCAAAACCTATTCGGAAAACTTGTGGCTAAATCAAAGGCTAACCAACCTATAATAACTTACGGATTCATCCGGTACATCAATGACAACCATATCATCTTTGAGGATTCAGAAGACAGAGAATTAACATATAAGGTTCACTCGGTTGAGAGCTTTGGAATATTATCTTTTAAAAGGAAATCGAAAATATATTTTTTTAAACGAAAAAAGTTTTATAAATTTGGTAGCGGTTAGTTTTTTTCATAGGAGGAGGAGTGACCGGCTGCGGAGAAATTTACCGGCACTCCTTTTTGTAAAACCCAAAAATAATGAAAATACCTGAATTATCAATTATAATACCTGTTCATAATGAAGGGGCAGAGTTTGTTAAGAAAACAATAGACTCCATAAAATCTACTATTGATGTTAGTTATGAGATAATAGTTATTGATGACTGCTCCGATAAACATCTTCTGGGTGTTGATATAGGAAACCATGTATATTGTAAAGTTCAGAATGAGGGTGTTGGTTCTGCCTTTGATACAGGCATGAAATATGCTAAGTCTGAAAACATCTTCCTGATGGGTTGCGATATACGGTTCATTAAGAACGGCTGGGCCTCAAAGATGGTTAATGAGATTGAGAAACATCCTAAGTCTTTAATATGTACTTCGGTTGTTCATCTATCGGCTGGTACTCCGGCACTAACATTTGATGTTAGTCGTCAGAACTTTGTTTATAATGGTGCCACTATACTGATGGCTTACGGTAAAGAAGATTGGAACATCCTGAAAGCTGAATGGCTGCCCCGTGAGAGCCGTATGGTTAAACGTGGTCCCGAGCTGGCAATGAAGATGCTAAAGCCTTACGGAGTAAATTATTCCGATACAGAATGTTATGAGGTGCCCTGTATTCTTGGTGCTGCCTACGGGGTTAAGAAATCCTGGTATAACTATATTGATGGCTTTTGGGGACATAAGAAATGGGGAAGCCTTGAACCTTACATATCTTTAAAGTCGTGGATGTTTGGAGGCAACTGCTTAACTGCTCCTCATATCGAAACGGCTCATATCTTCAATGAAACACAGGGAAGGCACGGCACGGGCTTTGAGAACCTTGCTTATAACTCTATGCTTATAGCATGGCTCCTGTTTGATAAAGAGGATAGGATTTGGCTCATACGACACTTGCAGGAGCATGAATGGGTTGTTAAGGCAAAGGAGATGATTGCCTGTAAACTTCCTCAGATACTTGGCAAACATAAAGAATACAAGTTAAAAACAGAGATGACAGTTCAGGAGTTTGTTAAACGATTTAATATACCTTTCTAATGGCAAAACCAATTTTAACAATAGGAATACCTAACCATATAAAGATGAATGTGGATAAGGTTATGAATCTCAGAAAAACACTAAAGAGAGAAATTAAGGATTATTATATATTGATTTATACAGACGATATTGAAAAAATAGAGATAAAAATACTTTCATTAGAATTAATTGATGAGAAAGAAGCCAAAAAACTTGAGGATAAAATAATAAAATATTATGAGAATTAAACAATTCTACTGCACTTTCGGCAGGCACTTTGCTGAGGCAATGGCAAGGAAATACGACTTAATACTCAACAATGTAAGCGTTAAGATGGATGAACCATTATTTATGTTTGGATGCTACACTCAGAAAGACATCTGGCACGCAATACATCATCAATCAGGAGGGCAACTAACAGTTATATGCTGGGCTGGTAGTGATGCAATAAACCTAAAACATATGTCAGGAGTATTTAATCATTTCCCTAAGATTAAACATATTGCACAAAGCAAATGGATAGCTTCTGATTTAGGTATGCAGGCACTTCCATGTTATAGGATCCCGGTAACTGCTTACGATCACTCTTATATTAAACCAGAGCCGTTGGGTGATTCAATATATATGTATAAGCCTGATTCTAAAGTTTATAATGGAGGTATCTATCATAAAATAAAAGAAGCACTACCGGGGTATAATTTCATTGAGGTTAATTTTGGCGACCATACCCGTGAGGAGATGATTGAGATTTACAAAAAATGTTTTATCGGGTTAAGATTTACAGAGCATGACGGACTTTCTGAGACTGTTTGTGAAATGGGAATGATGGGACGTAGGGTTATTCATAATGGAGATACCCCAAGCTGTATTACTTATACTGATATTAATAGTGTTATTAATGCCATTGGGAATGAATGGAAATACCCTTTAGATGCTTTTGAGATTGCAGAGGCAACAAAAGATTATTTAAACATTGGTACCGACTTCTTAAATACAAAATATTATGAGTAAAGGAGGACTGATTAGGTTTTTAGCAGTTTTATTTTGTTTGGTTTGTTGGTACCTAATAATTAAAATATGGTAAGCGTAGCACTCCCGGTATGGAAAAGTAAAGAAATTGCATGGCTTTGTATGGAGAGCCTATGCAGGATGATTAAGCCTGAAAGCGATTGGGAGTTGATTGTATTTGAGGAAGAACATAATGAGCAACTTGGATATGATTTCTTTAACTCTTATTTAGGTAGACTTAAAAAGGCTGGATGTATATATATTGAATATTTAACAACATTTGATAAATATCCTTTATCTCAAAAGTGGATAGATATAGCACTTGCATCCTCCCTTGACAGTGAGGCTTTTTGTTTATGTGCTACGGATAATTATTACAGTCCTTATTTGCTTGTTGATGCTGAAAGGGATATTAAGAAGGCCGACTGGATAATTACTACCAAAGGTTATTTCTATGACTTTAACTATGATAAGGTTCTGAGGTTTGACTGGTATTCTTCAGTAGGGCTCCAGATGATTGCCAATACAAAACTGGTAAGGAAATTCCCTATGGAGGTTGTCAATAAAGGAGTTGATATGTGGTTTGCTCGTAATATAGGAAATAATAGTTTAATTAATAACGATCACTGGAACGAGGTGCTCTGCACTAACGGCATGAATAATATATCAACAGAGAGAGCGGAGTTTTTTAAGGAGCCATTGCCTCCATATTACGAAACGAATAAGACATTGGAAGATATTGTACCTTTGGATATTGTTAAAAAGTTAAAGCTATGCCAAAAATTACTGTAATTATTTCAGCATGGAAAGATAAGGGTTGGTTAGATGAGGCTATCCTTTCCGCAAAGAACCAGACATTTGATGACTATGAGATAATACTTTCATCAGACGGCAATCCTCATTTGGTCAGTTTTGCCGTAAAGTATAATATCGGTTTTGTATGTGCCAATAAAAACTGTCACTCATCAGCTTTAAATAATGCTGTCAGTCATGCCAGGGGCGAATGGATAAAAGAATGTCACGATGATGACTTACTGACTCCAAACTGTCTGGCTGATTTATGGAATAACAGGGAGGGAGCAGATTTACTTTATGCTAATGCTTATAGTTTCAGGGAAAATAATAAGGATGAATTTTATATCTATAAGCCTCCCCGTGAGATTACATTAAGTGACTTGCTGCCTATCATCAAATGTCCTGTTCATGCAGCTACCATCTTTTATAAGAGAGAGGTATTTCTAAAGGTAGGTGGTTTTGATCCCAACTTGAAACACGCTGAGGAATATGAGTTTTATCTTAATCTTCTTACACATGGTTATAAGTTTAAATACGTGGATAGTAATGTTGCATGGTATCGTTATAATAGCCAGCAAGACACTCATATACTTAATACTTGCCGTGATGAGATAAGGGAATATATACAGGGTAAGTTTGATAAATATGTATTGGAGTTAAAAGAAATAAAATGGTAAGTGTGAATCTTAAAGGCGGGCTTGGAAATATGCTCTTTCAGATTGCCTTCATTGAAGATATGGCACGCAGGGGAGGTTTTGAAGTACGCTATCCTGATATTGATTATGTGTTTCAGACATTATTGAAGTCCGGCCATTCGCAAAACTGTTATGATTATCTTAAAATATTTAAGAATTTCGACTGGCTAAAGAACCAGGATAAGCCAATGCCAAACAGGATATGCCATATTCCTTATAAGTATGTTAATCTTACCCCTACTGACAATGTTATTTATGATGGTTACTTTCAGAGTGAGAGGTATTTTGACAGGAAGGAGACACTGAAACTCTTTGAGCCTGCTGATTTTATTAAAGAGAAGTTGCCTTTTAGGACCATGCCGGGTGTTACTTCGGTTCATGTGCGGAGGGGTGACTTTCTTAATCCGCAAGAGATAAATATTAATCTCGGAATGGATTACTACTGGAAGGCTTATGATATGATTATGGATGCGATGAGGGACAATACAGATTCTTATTTATTTTTTAAGAGGGTATTTACATTTAAGGTTTTCAGTGATGATTATGTCTGGTGCAAAGAAAGGTTTGATGGTTTTAGTTTTTATGACAAAGAACCGATAGATTATATAGAACTATTTTGGATGTCAATGTGTGAAAATAATATAATAGCAAACTCCTCATTCAGTTGGTGGGGTGCCTACCTTAATCAGAATCCTGATAAGAAAGTCATTGCTCCGGCAGCGTGGTACAAACCCGGATCGGGGTTAAGTGCGGAAGATGTTTATTGTAAAAATATGATAATAATTTAATATGTTTGACTTCGGACACTACCAGAACCTTTGTCTTGCTTTTGCTTCAGATGATAAGCTATTTGCTAATTTCCGCAATGAGAAAATATTCAGGGATATGTATGAGCACGTTACCTATGAACAGGGATTAGTTTATATTGACGAGGCAAAGAAATCCTTCAGGGAAGTATTTGAGCACATAGAGCTACTGGCTAATGACAGAGTGGGTAATCCTATAAAGGAATACTATGAGGAGCTTGGCTTTGAGGTAGCTCCTACTACACTGAGGTATTTAAAAGTATTGGCTGATCTTATTAAATTATTTGGTTCGTTGGACGGCATGGATATTGTTGAGATAGGGGCAGGTTACGGAGGTCAGTGTAGGATGATTCACCAGATGTTCACTCCAAAGAGTTACACTATCATTGACATACCTGAAGCCGCAAAACTTATTGAGAGATACCTTCGTGAGTTTGCTGTCTATCCAAAGGCTCAGTTTAAGCATTATGATTTATTTATTTCAAATTATGCTTTTACTGAGGTATCACGGGTATACCAGGATATGTATAAAGAGAAGTTTATAGATAAATCAGACAGGGGCTATATAACTTGTAACTTCTACACTCCTCCGAGTGATATGCTTACGTTTAATGATATTTTGAAACTTAAAGATAACTACCAGGTGTTTGATGAGATACCAAAGACGGCACCGGATAACTTTATTTATGTATGGCATCACAAGTAGGTCAGGATTTATGGGTGCTTTCTTTAATCAAGAAAGGTATCTTTTTAGACATCGGTTGCAGGGGGCCGGAAGAATTAAATAACACTTTTCTCTTGGAGCAGAACGGATGGGACGGGGTATCTATTGATATAGTAGATTACTCAAAGGAGTGGAAGGAAAGGAAAACTACGTTTATATGTGCCGATGCTCTTACTTTTGATTACCGGATGAATCTTACTAAGTTTCCGTTTCTTATTGACTATCTTAGTTTGGATATTGAAGGTGATGGCGACAGGTTTAAAGCATTATTAAAAGTTATTTCGGATGGCTATGAGTTTAAGGTGATAACTATTGAACATGATTCATACAGGGTTAATGAGGAGCTGGAGAAGATTCCGCAAAGGGCTTTATTGAAGTCGCTTGGTTATGTGCTGGCTTTCCCTGATGTCAAAGACGATGGTAATGAGTACGAAGATTGGTGGATCAATCCAAAGTATATATGCCTCACATAAAACTTTTGAAGCGCAAACGTGATACAGTACCTACTCAGAGAAAGGGCAAGTATCAGGAAGTTTATCAGGATAAGCGATGGTTGAAACTTCGCAATCATAAAAGGCGTGCTAACCCTCTTTGTGAGAGGTGCGAGAAAAAAGGCAAGGTAACTCCGGCAAAAGAAGTGCATCATAAAATACCATTTGATACAGGAAAAACTCCTGAAGAAGTTGAGGTATTGGCTTTTGGCTGGGATAACCTGATGAGTGTTTGCGAACCATGCCATGAGGAATTACACAAAGAATTAAAAAATGTTTAAAAAAATATATGCAAATATGTATATATGTCAATTATTAGTTATAAATTTGTATTTGTTAAAATTCTTATATCATGGTAAGGAAAAATGATAGTTCTTCTTTCCTTTGTCCTGAAACGCAGGTGTTCAAAGATAACCTTATTGCGCTATTGAAATCAGAAAGCATCCTCACAAATCTTGACCAAGACACTTTAAATCTGGCTGTTAACGCTTACGATGTTTACACAGAAGCCACAAGGATATTAAGAAAAGATGGGTTGGTAGTTGTGAGCAAGACAGGAAACAAGTCAACGCATCCGGCATATAAGATGCAGATTGAAAACGGCAAACTACTTGCTAACTTGCTCGATCAGTTTGGGATGAATCCCCATGCACGCAAGGAACTGGCCAAACCGAAAGAGAAATCGAAAGAAGAAAGCGACATAGCTAAGTTTTTAAAGGACTCGAAAAAAAAAGTAAATGCTGAAGTACAAAATAATTAGCAAATCATCAGGTGATACACTGATGCAGATTACTTGTGACGACTTCGAAGCGAGTAAGAAGCGACAGTTGTTTCTTTTGGCACACCGTATGCACCCTGAGCCATTGATGCAGACACATTTATTTAAGCATGGCATCAGTGATTTTGATTTCATACCTGAGACAATAATTGAAAAAGCAATAATAGAACCACAAAAAGAAACCCGCAAAGAAACGTTTAAAAGTAGCCAGTTGAGGAATCGTAAGAGTTAATTGGACAGTCTAAAGAAGTACATATCAGACATCGAATCGGGAGCCATCCCTAGTTGTTCTCATGTCAAAAATGCTGTTAAAAGATTTAAGAAAGATTTAAAGGATTCACGTTTTGATTTCCGTGAGGATAGGGTTGAAACGGTGCTTAAGTTTTTTTCTTCACTAAAACATTTTGAAGGTCGTCACTCGGGAAAACATTTTGATTTACTACCCTGGCAGGTATTCATAGTAAGCAACTTGTATGGTTTTTACTGGGCTGATACTAACCTTCGCAGGTTCCAGACAGCATACCTTGAACTTGGCCGTAAAAATGGGAAGACGGCTTTTGCTTCAGGACTTGGATTGTATCACCTGATGGCAGACGGTGAGGATGCTGCACAGGTTCTTATAGCTGCCAACTCAAAAGAACAGGCTCATATCTGTTATAACATGACTTCTAAGTTCTGCAAGGGCTTTGATCCTTCGGGGGAGTATCTTCGCAGGTTCCGTTCAGACATCTTATTCGATGATACAAATTCTATGCTTAAAGTTCTGGCTTCTGACTCTGATAAGTTGGACGGCTTTAACTGTTCATTTGGTATTGTGGATGAGTACCACTCTGCACCCGACTCGAGGGTAAGGGATGTAATACGTTCATCAATGGCTATGCGGGAGAACCCTTTACTGATGACTATTACAACAGCAGGATTCAATAAGGCACTTCCATGTTATGCACTAAGGACGGTTTGTTCGGAGGTTATTGCAGGGGTGAAAGAGGATGATTCTCTTTTCTCTGTTATCTATACACTGGATGAGGAAGACGACTGGCAGGATCCAAAGAATTGGGTTAAGTCTAATCCTAATCTTGGTGTCACTGTGAACTCATCGTTTATTGAAAAACAAGTCATACAGGCACGTAACAATCCTTCGGATGAGGTAGGTATAAAAACCAAGAACTTAAATATCTGGTGTGACTCATCAGAGACATGGATTCCGGATGAATATATCCTGAAGGCTACGGGCAAAGTGGAGTTTTCTGCTTTCCAAAGTGAGGAGTGTTTCATCGGTGTTGACCTGGGAAGCACTCAGGATATGACAGCCGTCAGTTATGAGTTTTTCAAAGAGGGTAAGAAATATTTTATCCTCAAATATTATCTTCCTTTCGAAAGCCTGAAGACAGCAGCAAACAGGGAGATTTATAAGCAATGGCATCGCATGGGATGGCTGACTATCACTCCAGGGAATGTCACGGACTATGATTATATAACTAAAGATATAATTGAAGCATCTAAGATTTGTTCTATATTTAAAATATACTACGATAAATGGAATTCCCAACAGTGGGCCATAAATTGCACGGAGATAGGGCTTCCATTGGAACCATTCAGCCAGTCAATAGGAAACTTTAATGCTCCGACAAAGGAACTTGAGAGGTCAATACTTTGCGGCGATGCTATAATTGACGACAATCCTATAACGAGGTTTTGTTTTCGTAACGTGGTTATGCGTTCTGACTATAACGGCAATATGAAGCCTGATAAATCTAAAGCAACTCAAAAGATTGATGGAGTCATTGCCATGATACAATCCGATGCTGCGTGTGTGATAAGAAATGAAAATGTTTACAATGGTAATATATACTGATGAAAATATTAGGATATGAAGTAGGCTTCTCAAAGCTGAACAAAAAAGAACCCGAAAAACGTAGCATGATGATTGGCCCTACGGATGCACTGGGGCTTCCCTGGGGAGGTACGACTACTTCATTAACCGCTATGCAGTCCATGAGGTTGAGTGCCGTTTACAGGTGTGTTGATGTCAAGAGCAGCGATATAGGAGCAATGCCCTGGGATGTATTTGTTTACAGGGGTAACATGGAATGGGTTAAGGATGACAGTCATTTCTCATATTCAATACTTAATTCGCAGCCTAACCCTTCATGTTCTGCTTTCACATTCTGGAAAACATTTGTTGCAAAGGTTGAACTTGAGGGCAATGGCTATGCTCATATCTTCAGGGACGAGTTCGGTAATCCTATCGGTTTGGAGCTTTGTACCGGAGTAGTGGTTATGTATATCCGTGATGATTTGAGTACATATTATATTCATACTCATCCTTATACAAGCAGGGAGCAGGTTATTGACGGTGAGGATATGATTCATGTTCTTAACTTCTCTTACGATGGGTTGATGGGTGTTTCTACGCTTAACCATGCTATGAACATCACAGGACTGGCCGCTTCATCTGACGGACAGGCAAAGGGGTTCTTCTCATCAGGTGCGAATCTTTCAGGGATAATCTCAGTACCGGGTAAGATAGACCCGACTAAAGCTACTGCACTTAAAACAGCTTGGGGAGAGGCATTTGCACTATCATCAACTACGGGAGTGGCCGGAGGTGTTGCAGTTATGGAGGGTGGCGCAGAGTTTAAGCCTGTTCAAGTAAATCCAAAAGATGCACAGATGCTCGAGACGAGGGCTTTTAACGTAATAGATATTTGCAGGTTCTTTGGTGTTCATCCATCGAAGGCATTCGATATGTCATCGGCTGCCTACGCTTCGGCAGAGAGTTACCAGTTAGCTTATATAACAGACACCATGACACCCCTTGCAAGGAAGATAGATAATGAGGTTAACAGGAAACTTTACAGGCCGTCACAGAGAAAAAAGACTAAAGCACTTTTAAGGGTAAGGGCTATGCAGTCGGCTGATATTGATTCACTTGGTAACTATTATTCCCGAATGTTTCAACTTGGAGTTTACAGTCCGAATGATATTTGCAGGGAGATGAATCTTCCACTTGATGCTAAAGGAGATAAGAAGTATGTGCAGGTTAATTTGGCAGAATTAGGTAAAGAACCAACACCAACACAAAATAAAAATACAAATGTAGTAAGCGATGGAAAAGGAAATTAGAACATTTGAAATAGTTGATTGCGATTTAAGAGCAACAAGACGAGGGAGAACTATCGAAGGACTTGGAATTGTCTATAATAAGCTATCTCAAGACTTGGGTGGTTTTCGTGAGATTATTAAACCAGAGGCAATAAACGGAGTATTGGAAAATTCCGATATTCTTGTCCTTATGAATCACGATGAATCCAGAGGGGTACTTGCAAGGTCAACTAATGGACAGGGATCGATGGAGGCACAAAATACTAATACGGGTGTTAAGTATGTCTTTGAGGCTCCCGACACATCATTGGGTGAAGAAGCGTTGAGTGGTGTTCGCAGGGGCGACATCAGGGCTTCGTCCTTTGCTTTTACTATTGCCGAAGATGGCGATAAATGGGAGAAGCAACAAGATGAAACATATTTAAGAACGATAACTAAATTTGATAAGATTTTTGACTTCTCGCTTGTCTATCGTCCTGCTTATCAGGACACCAGTGTAGCGGTGAGGAGTCTTGTTGATGTACGAACAAGTGAAGCTGAAAAAGCAACAGCCGAAGCAAAGAAAAAAATAGCAGACCTTGAAGAAGAGCTTAGTCGTAAGACTCCCTCTGAAACAACCGATGTTGAAGCGGACCCTGTTGACTTAACAGAGTATTTTAAAGAAATTGAAGAGAAAATTAAAAAGATGTAAAAAATGAAAGAATTGACATTACTCGAATTGAGAGATAAAAGAGGAGGCTTCGTTGAAGATAACGAGAGAATCCTTGCAACGATCAAAAAGGAAAACAGGGAGATGAAACCTGAAGAAAAAACCTATTTTGATGAGAACGTGAAAAATGCTGCTGAGCTTGAGCTTCAGATTCTTGAGAAAGAAGAGCAGCGCAAGATGCCGGCTAAGATGGTTGTTGGTGAAAACCGTGAGGAAGGAAAGCCATTCAGCCTGTTTACTGCTATCAACAATGAGATTGATAACAAACCCTTGGATGCTCCTTCGGCTGCAATGTCAGAACAGGGACGGAAAGAGTTTCAGAGGTCAGGGCTTACCACAAAAGGTAAGTTAGTCCTCCCGATGGAATCGGAGATTGTAAAACGTACTGCAATAGTAGCAGGAGGGACAACTACCGGGGGTTACATTGTAGCAACGGATAAAAAAGCTGTATTGCCTCCGCTTACCAATTATATGGTACTGACTCAGGCAGGTGCAACTTACCTGACAGGACTTGTAGGAAGCGTATCTGTACCGACCTATTCAGGGACAACCGTAGCATGGAAAGAGGAAACTGTTAGTGCTGCTGATGGAGCCGGGACATGGGGCAAAGTTGATTTGGCTCCAAAACGTCTTACTGCTTACCTTGATGTATCTAAGCAATTTTTAGCTCAGGACTCCGTAGGTGCAGAACAGATGCTTTATGAGAATCTTGCAAAAGCAATAGCAACCAAACTTGAAGCTACCATACTTGGTACAGGTGAAGGAAGTGCAGTATCTACACCTGCCGGTTTGTTCTGGAGTCAATATACAGCAGCCGCAACGACTCTTTCATGGAGTTCTATCGTAGCACTTGAGACAACTATTGATTCTGCAAACAACTTACAGCAGAACCTTGCATATATCACAAGTGCCGCAGGACGTGGAGCAGCTAAGACAACACTTCGTACAGCTACTTATGGCGAACAGATGATAATGGAAGGAAACACCATTAATGGTTATCCTGTTTATGTTACTAACGGATGTGCTAAGACTACTGACTTCTCAACAACTACCGGATTTGGATTCATCTTCGGTAACTGGGCTGACCTTCTGATAGGACAGTGGGCTGGTTATGATCTTACCATTGACCCGTATTCACAGGCTGTATATGCTAATGTAAGACTTGTCGTGAACTGCTATTTTGATGCAGCCGCAGCAAGGACTACATCTTCATTTGCACCTAAACACATGGCATAATGTCTTACGTCTCACTTGAACAGGCAAAGGATCATCTGAGGGTTGACTTCGATGATGATGATAATTACATTGAGGACTTGATTAATGTGGCGGAGGCTTCTGTTGCGAATGAGATAGGTTCTACCTTAGCCTCTAATGAAGTTGATGACGTACTTCCAAAGCCGTTATACCAGGGTATCCTTTTACTCGTGGGGCATCTTTACAACTCCCGTGAACCTGTAATAATAGGAACGGGGGTTGTTAAAGTACCTTTCAGTTTAGAGTATTTACTTGCACCTTATAAAACCTGGACTTGTCAATGAGAGCGGGACGAATGGATAGAAAAGCATCGTTTTATGCTAAGGTCAAATCAACTAATTCTGACTTTGGAGGGACAACCGACACATGGCCTTCGGTAACGTTTACTACATGGGGTGAGGTGCAATATGCCGGTGGCGATGCTATACTGTCTAATGAGGAGAAGTTTTACAGTGGTACAATATCCTTTAAGGTGCGTTATCGCAGCCAGATTGTTGAAACAATGCGGGTAAAGATCGCTGACACTCTGTATCGCATAACGTATATTGAGGAGTTGGGGAGAAAAGAGGGATTAAGACTTTCGTTAACCAAGATCAATGAGTAATGATAGGAAAAACAATAAAAGCAGCCCTTGTAGCTAATGCGCCTTTAATGGCGCTAGTACCTGCTACTAAGATATTTCCTTATGTGGCAAATGAAGATACATCAATGCCAATGATTGTTTACACAATAGATTCAATCACTCCTGTCTATAATAAAAGAGAATGGGCATTTGATGATATTGTTTTTAGTGTTTATTCTTCTGCCATAGATTATACTTCTTTACAGACGATTGTATCAGCTATCAGAACTGCATTAGAGGGTTATAAAACAGGCGCAGGGACACAGGATATTAACCGTATGTATCTTGTATCATTTTACGAAAATGTAATACCAGATTTTACGGGATTTTATAATAAGTTAACATTTAAAGTAACAATTAATACTTACTAATATGGCAAATGATGTAATTAATGGTGATCTTGTGATGGTGTTTGCATCGGCTTCAACAGGGACTACAACATGGAAATCGGTAGCACACGCAACAAGTCACTCGCTTTCAATAAAGCACTCAAGTCGGGAAACCTCAAATAAAGGGTCAGGAATATATACTACCCGAAAGGCAGGAAGGCTTGATGTAACGGGGTCTCTATCAGGGATGTATATTGATAACGATAAGTATAACCTGGAGGACTTCCAGCTTGCTATCGTTGCACGTACTCCACTGCTTATGATCTTTGGTAAAGAGACAGTCCAGCTTAATGGTGTTCCTGATACAACAACATCAGGATTAACACACTTTTATTCTTCAGGGCAGTTTTATATCACAAGTGTTGATGCTGAATTTCCAGATGAGGCTAATTCAACTTATTCTGTGGCATTTGAACATTGTACTGGATTCCAGATTAATAAATTGATAACCTCATAATTAGGGAAGCATCTCTAATTAAGGGATGCTCCCTTTTTGATTCCAAATTTACGGGAAATTTAAAAACCTAAACTTTTGATTTATGAAATTATTACAAGTAAAAAATATAAAAATAGTAGATACTGATTACCCTATTAAAATGTCAATAAGGGCGATGATTGAATTTGAGCAGATTTCAGGTCATTCCATATCAATAATTGAAACACTTGAGGATATTACTATAATATTCTATTGTACTATTAAGGCAGGTGGTTCAACATTGACATATAATGAATTTATGGATTTGATTGATGATAAGCCTGAAGCATTGGTATCATTTTCTGATTTGATAATTGAGAAAAGCGAAAAAAAGCCGAAAGCCCGATAGATTTAGGGGAACTATACGGGCAGGTAGTTAGCTTAGGAATTTCCCCTGAGTATTTTTTAGATGAGATGAGTTTTGAGGAGATCTCAGTTCTTTTAAAAGCTGTCAATGAGAAAGAAAAGAGGCAATGGGAAAGAGATCGGTTACAATGGTTTTATTCACTCATTGCACCCGGGTTAAGCAAAGCAAAAGAACCTTCAGATTTAGTGAAATTTGATTGGGAGATTAAAAAGTCACAAGGCAGGAAGATAAGTAAAGACAAGGCAAGGGATATTGAAAGTAAATTAGAAAAGATTATCAATGGCTGATTCTATCACTTTAGATACTAAAAATGTAGAGATACTCGAGGAGTTCTTTGAGGATTTATCTCATGTTAATAAACGTGGCATATTTCTATCAGCTTTTAAAAAGGCCTCCGTTCCTTTTGTTGCAATGATAAAGAATAATGTTTCATTAGATGCTACGGATAGGGGTAATCTATGGAGGAGTATAGGAACAAAAGCGGTACCGGGCCAGATAGCTCTTTGGGTAGGATCAATCTTAAAAACAAAATATATAACTAAAAGCGGGAAAGTATCAAATGTATGGTATGGCAGGCTGACAGAGGGAGGTGCTCACAATGTAGGGCGCAGGCCTAAAGGGATGAATAGAAAGTCAATGAAAAGCAGTGGCAAAGGAGGTACTATATCAGCCCGTCACTGGTTTAGTGGTGCTTGGGATTGGAGTCAATATCAGGTTTATGAAGCTATTGACAAAGAATGGTATGATGCCATTAACCGAATGATAGTGAGAATGAATAAAAAACAAATAAGATATAATGGAAGGTAATAAGACATCCATAAAACTTGATGGTGATTCCTCTGGACTGGAAGCGGCAGCAAAGAGAGCCAGAACAGCTATCAATGAAATTACTAAAACATCAAAACAGAGCAAAAAGGAAATTAAAGAATTTTCTAATGCGATGGGAGAACTTAGTAGTTCTTTTGATGGGATAGGAGGAGAAATTGCAAGTATGGTATCTTCACTTGCAACGGCAGCAACAGGGATAGGAGCCATTGTTATTGTTGTTGGTGCGTTGGCAAAGGCATGGGAGACATCAAAAGAGAATATTGATCTGTATTTAAAGAGTGCTGATAAGCTAAAAGCTGGTTCCGGAGGATTTCTTTCCGATGCTCAAAGTGCTTTGGAGGATACTAAAAAACGAGCTAAAGGACTTATTTCTTTAGGCTATGAACGGCAAATGGAATATGGGGCTAAGATTTTAGGGCCTCAGAGATTTCTTTACACTGAGGCAGAGAAAGAGCATTTTAAGATCCTTATGGCCGAGGGTGTGCAGATGCAGAAAAACGGCAGGATATTACTTGATTCTGTACGTGGAATACATGATAAGGAAGCATGGCAGGAGAAATATACTAAACTACTCGAGGAGGAAGAAACTCTGAACGATGCCGGACTGGCAAATGCAACTAAATGGGAAGCTATTGAAGCTGACTTTGCAAAACAAAAAGAGATAATCGCAAACCATAGTAGTACAGAGAAAGAGAAAGCCGATGCAGTTGTTAAGGCTACCAAGGATGCTAACCAGTTAGGGAAAGAGAAAAGTAAGTTTATTGATGAGCAACTGGTAAATATCAATGCTATTGCCGAGATGACTCAAACACAAGAAGTGGTCGAGAATAAGGTTGCTGATTTACAAAAACAGAAAAATACTCTTTTAAAAGAATATAGTCTTGATATGTTAAAAGTTGACAGGCTTGAGACTAAATCATTAAAGACAGCAAAAGAGAAATTACAAATTCTGAAAGAAATAAACACAACAGATAGTGGAGGATATAACGTAAAACAATCAAAAAAAGAAAAAGAACATTTACTGAATATTCAACATAAAGGTATAGGACAAGTCAGTTTAACATCAGGATCACCGGGGATTCAGCCGTATGGAGGAAATACCCCAGATGAAATTAAGGCAATGATTGAAAATATGAAAGAGATACCTAATGTAACAGGAATTATTGATACATTATCTCTTTCTTTTAATTCTTTAGGTTCAGCAATAAATGGAGCAGCAGCATCTTGGGTATCATATATCGGGGGGGTATTATCTACTATACCACAGGCGATAATTGCAATAACTGCTTTGATTGTAGCAAAGAGGGCGCAAGCAGCAGCAGAGAAAGATGCTGCGGTTAGTGGGGCAGCAGCCGCAGTGGCAGGAATACCCATAATCGGCCCTATTTTAGCAGTAGCCGCTATTGCCTCTGTTCTTGCAGCGATATTATCTATTCCAAAATTTGCTTCAGGTACAAACTATGCTCCCGGTGGGCTTTCGCTGGTTGGAGAACATGGCCCGGAGCTGGTAAATCTTCCAAGAGGCTCACAGGTTATACCTAACAACAAACTTGGTGGAGGCGATATGCTTGTTGCTAAGTTACGTGGACGGGATGTTGATATAATATTAAAAAGGCATTATGCAGAAATATCAAGTAATACATAATGGCATACGGGGATAAATATTTAGCGGAGTTTACAGACGATCTTGGGATTGACTGGGAGGTTCATATTCAGGCCGATCCTGATCCCGGTTCTGTTATTGCGCTTCAGTGTTCGGGCGATCCCCTGACTATTGAGTGGTACGGTGAGGACGATATTCAGGAACAGAACATAATGGGATCCAAGATATCACTTAACGTGGAGTGCGATACTGATTTTACATATTCCGACTTATTCACTTCAGATAACCTTGAATATAAAGTCATCATATACCAGGACTCTAATCCTTTTTGGTATGGTTATATTCTGGCTAATAGTTATCAGGAGCCTTACGATGGAGTGCCATATTCGACAACGATAACAGCAACTGACGGGCTGGGGCTTTTGAGTAACTATAAATTTAAAGACTTAGGTTATAGTGAAAGACAGACCATCTCACAGGTTATTTATGATATTCTTTCGCTTGTAGGCATAACTACTTTCACGGAGTATGTTAATCTGTATGAGAGTACAATGAATTCCGATGTTGATGATTCTCCTTTTGACCAATGTGGGGTTGATTATCTGCTCTTCAAAGAGATGGATTGCTATGAGGCACTCTTTGAGATATTAAAGAGTTTTAATGCAGGGATTCGTCAGGATAATGGCGTAGTGGAGATATTCAGGTATTTGGAGCTTGCAGATGCTACAATGTATGGGAGGATATTTACAAGCGGGACAGCAAAAAGTGCAACGACAAAAACACCTGAACAGGCTATCAACAGAACTGGAGATGCTTCCGATTTAGCTGATGTTGAGGGTGGAACGGTGATGATTATACCACAACTAAAGATTATCAATATAAACCATGACTACGGGAATAAAAATTCTATATGGAGAAACTATAATTTCCCGCTTGAGGAGTTTACACTTAATGTAGTTGATTCGGATTATGACTGTGCCGACTGGACTCAAAGTTCAGGCACTAAGACGTTTTTTGAGTCATACCAGAAACATGGTTCAGGTAAAGAAGGTATAATAGTTTACAATCATGACCCTGTTCCCCCGACTCATTATATTTATCAAACCCGTAATGTAGTTGCTACCTCAGAGACATTTGTCATGGAATTTGATTGTTGCGGGATTACATTTGATTTTACTGAATCAGCAGGTCGTATCTGTTCATGGGTTATAAATAGTGACGGGGGTTCAAATACAAAATATTTTAACGGGCTGATATGGACAACCACAACGGGAGGCGTGGAATATCTTGAGAGTCCTTTTATAGTGGCTGATACTTACGGTCCTGATATTCGCACTTCTGTTGTTTCGTTTAGCATTAATTCTGTTCCTTATACGGGGACTATCACCGTAAGGCTTTATGCAGCCGGTTCTGGCACTGAAAACGTCTATGGGGTGTTTAGTTCTGTCAGGCATAATTTTGTCAATATTGAGGGTTACACTCCAGAGGGTGTTGCATATACCGTAACTAATGCAGTATATGGCAAGACGATAGACAGGGAGTATATAATTGGTGACGGTTACGGATTTGACAACGACCCTATCCAGTATAATGGCGCAATAAACGTATGGTCTGGAGCTGTTGTTACGGCTACTTCACTGGTTTGGCATACAAGGGGAGCAACGGAGAACATCCCTATTATTAAATTGATTGGTCAGGAGTTCGGGGCGCAATACACCCGACAGAAGCACCTTGTTGACATACCTATTCAGGAGAGGGCTGCAGGAACGTTTCTTAAACTTAACGCAAATATTCACGACATATTAAACCAGCATAGTGCAGTAACAAGGGTTTTTGGTATTTCAAGGGCTGTTTATAACGTAAGATTAAGGGAATACAGTTTAACACTTACAGAGATTCTATGACAGTAGTTACATCCATATACCTGACAAAAGTACCCCGCAAGGTAGAGCAGGGCAAACGTGGCTTCCCTGGTGGTCCTGGACCCGGTTCTGGTCAAGCCTATCCTTCTGCCGGTATTGCTTTGTCGGATGGTTCGGGATGGCTCACTTCGCTGGCTTCAACAGGTACAGGAACAGTAGTAAGGTCAGAGGCTCCTACTCTTACAGGTGCAGTAGTCCTTCCTGCAACTACTACAATAGGAACGGTGACAGATACAGAGATAAGCTACCTGAGTGGTGTTTCAAGTGCTATACAGGCTCAGATAAATGCAAAAGCATCATCACTAAGTCCTACACTTACAGGGACAGTAACAATAACAGGCGATTTGGGTGTAGGTAACGTTACCGATGGCACTACCTTAGAATTGATAGGCAAAGGTGGATCTTCTTATACGTATAATTTCAGCACAAAAACAGGAGGTGTTCTGAGGATAGTATCTAATAAGGCCGGGGCTTTGCCTTTCGATTTAGATGCTGACGGTGGAATAGTTTGTGGTAAAATTGATTTAACAGGTGCATTTGCCGGTACAGGTAAAGCATTGATATTAAGAAATACCACAGCAGCAGCAAACGGCAATGAGATAACACAAAACTTTTATTTTAAATCTTCGGCATGGACTAATAACCTTCAGGCTCAGATTGCACTGGTGACTAATGGATATAGTTCTTCTAAATTGGTTTACAGGAGTCATGACTTGGCTGAATCAAGTGCAGATGCTTTAATAGAGAGATTTGAAGTAACAACAACAGGCAGCCTGAAGATTGATTCAACTGAAAGTTTGGCAACTGCTTATTCTACTGGTTTTTTTGGTGACGGTTATAAAATTATTGAAACAGGAGGGGAGACAACAGCCGAATTTGATAATCTTATTGTCCGTAAGATGATGAGGGTTTTTCTGCTTGAGGTTGATAAGATAGATGTCATTGGAGGTTCCCTGATTATTTCTCCTGCAAGTGGAACGGTTTATAATGTAGTAGGAACTAACCTTTATTTTGATACCAATAATAATACTAATCCTATCCAGTTTAAAATAGGTGATTATATTGCAGCTCAACAATGGGTTAATTATGACCATACTACACTGGCTTCTTACAGGGGTCATGTGACAGCCGTTCATCAATCAGCAACACTTGGTGATGCTTATATTGAAACAACAACCGTATCAGGTACAGCATGGGTAGGTATGAGACTTGCACAACTTGGCAGTTCTGCTGATGTGGCACGACAGAACCTTTTATATCTTACTTCGTCAGATACCAATAACCCATTTATTGAGGCTCATACAGGCGTGTCGGCAGGTGTATTTACAGATACTACACGAAAATTCAGGTTAGGGAATCTTACAGGAGTGACAGATCCTACATATGGGGCATTATCAGGGTTTGGATTATACTCACAAAATGTATATCTTACAGGATGGATAAAAGCTACTTCGGGATCGATTGGTGGATGGACAATTGACAGTGATAGTATCTATACAGGTACTAAGCAGACAGGTAACGGATTTACCGCTTCAGGAATAACAATTCATAGTAATTCAAGTATTCATGCTATGAACTTTTATCTAAATACTGACGGTACGGCAATGATAACAAGTCTTATTGATATGGCTCACCTGACAAAAAAGAAAGCCAGTGATACAGATGAAAATACCCATACTGCCGAGGTGCATAATGACTCGGTTGTTTATTCAAAAAAGAAAACAATAACAATTACATACGGACTATTAGGAATACAGAGATTTAAATTTGAATTAAAGTCTAATGCAGGTACTTATACTGTTTATGCAAAGATAATGCGTAATGGTGTTTTAATAGGTTCTGAACAATCAACAGTAAGCTCAAGTTATTCATATAAGACTCAGGATATAACTCAGGACTGGGCGCATGGCGATACTTGTGAATTATGGTTAAAAGCTGATGTTGATTCCAGTTGTTATGCAAGGAATTTTAAGATATGTTATGATACAGATACACAAACAGCAGTAGCAAGCGCAAACTCATGAAAAAACTGGTATTTATATTATTTGTTCTGGGAGGATGCGAAAAACCGCAAGAGTGTAAGATTTGCACAACTACCATAAAAACTATGGAAGGCAAATATTATGATGAGATGCAATATGAGTTATGTGGCGATGCACTAATAGAATCAGACGGCAAGTCAGGAGAAGTAATAATTTATGGAGTTAAATATACAACTAAAACCCGATGTAAATGAAAAGAGTAGCAGTATTAACACCCGAACAGATGCAAAAGATAATTGATTATGTAAACATCATTGATTGTCCTTTCCAGTTTGTAGAGAAAGCAACAGAGGTAAAACAGATTATCTCACAGGTACAGATAATGGACGCAGAGGAAAAACCAAATGAATAATGCAGTAATACCATATTATGAATTTACAGTAGCGATTCCTTCGTTTCAGTTTACTTATGTATTACCCGAACCAGGAGCATTGACCTGTGATAATACTTATATGACAGTAGATAACTTAATAACAGTAGATAATGGCTAAACAGACGATAAACATAGGGACGGTAGCAAATGATGGCACAGGCGACCCGTTACGTGATGCAATGGATAAGGTTAATGATAACTTCACAGAGTTATATACTGTGTCAGTAGATGAACAGGCAACAGATGACTATACACTGGTACTTGCTGATAACCTGAAGCTGGTATCAATGGACTATGCCACAGCCTGTACACTGACAGTACCACCGGACATACTACCAGTAGGTGCATTGATACTCGTAGTACAGATAGGAGCAGGACAGGTTACAATGGTTGAGGGTGCAAGTGTAACTATCAACAGCATGGATAGTGCATTGAGCCTATCAGGACAGTATGCAACAGCAACACTTATACAGACAGATACTAATATATGGTTACTAACAGGGTCAATAGAATGAGCAAAGTAGTGATATATGAAGGCAACAGCGCAGTGATAACATACACTGTAACTAACCCTGACGGCACAGCCGCTACGTTATCAGGGTTTACAGCAACTCTATATGTTAAGGCAACTAAAGACAGCACTGAGGTATTGATAGAGAAGACAGGTGTTATAGTAGATAACGAGGTTACATTTACTGTCCTTGCAAGCGATAACGAGATGAGTAAAGATACTTACTACTATGAAGTGGTACTTACATCAGCATCACAGACATTGACGATAGCTCAGGATAGATACATTATACGTGAATCAATAGTATTTGTAACATGATAAGGGGATGGGGTAATCG